GCAGCCGGAAACATCTTTGGAGGCGGAGCGGTTATTGAGGAGTCGAGGGCAGTGCGGCAAGCGGAGGACGCAGGGCAACGACAAGCCTTGTCGGACTTGATTGGGTTCCTTTCCTCCGGCCAAACTGCCGGAGACTATGAATCCCGATTAGCCCAGCAGAATCTAGCCAACCGTCTAACGGGCATCCAGCAGAGAACTGGAGCTACTCAAGCAGAGTTCGGAATGGGTCAGCAGGTTCTAGGACAGCGCAATGTTGCAGCCTTGCAGGAACGCGCCGATGCGTTGGCAGCACTGGGGCAGCGTAACCAAGCGGAGCAAGCCGAGTATGATAACCTAACTAGAGAGATCAGTCAGATTAATCAAGCGCGACAAGCTGGGTACGGGATGGAAGGCGCACGGGTGGGCAGTGAACGATCTGCTGAACTGGCAGAACGAGCTGACCAACTCGGAGCATTAAGCCAACGGAATGTCGCAGAGGAGCGCGAGTATCAAGCTGCGTTACAGTCATTGCAGCAACGCAATCTTGCAGGAACAACGGAGTACGGGTTTAAAGCGCAACAGTTAGCTCAACAAAACCAAGCTGCCTTGCAAGAGCGAGCCGACCAACTGGCAGCTTTAGGGCAACGCAACACAGCCCAGCAGCAGGAGTTCCAGAACCTGCAATCCTCCCTAGCCCAAATCAATCAAGTCAGAGAAGCTCAACTTGGTGCAGATGTGCAAGCGGCAGGGTTTGATAATGCCGCGCAGATGCAGGAGAGAGCAGATGAACTGGCTGCAATTGGTCAAAGGAACCAAGCGCAGGAGGCGGAGTTCAATAACTTGCAGACTACCTTGGCTCAAGTTAATCAAACTCGACAACAGCAGTTTACGACAGGGGTTCAACAGCAGGAATTTGACACGCAACAACAGTTGCGGGAGAGAGCGGATCAGTTGGGGGCGATGGCTCAACGCAATCAAGCCGAGGAGAGCGAGTTTCAGAGTTTATTGCAGGGCTTACAGCAGCAACAGAATGCGAGAACCGCAGGGTTCGGGATGCAAGCGCAGGCAGTCGGTCAAAGAAACCAAGCGCAGGAAGCTGACTTTGCAAGAGAGCAATCTGCAATCGCACAACGCAACCAAGCTCGCCAACAATCCTTTGCCAACGCAATGCAGAGGACTGCAACACAACAGCAGATGCAGCAGCAACAAATGGCTAACTTGCAGAGCTTCAGTGGACTTGCTCCGGTTAGCACGCAGTTTGGGGGATTAAGTGGGGCGCAAGCTCAAGCTGGGGCTAACTTTAACCCAATACAATACCAACCGACCAGCGCACAGACATTATTGCAAGGTCAACAGCAGTTGCAGGGTAACATCTTTGGCACTCAAGCTAACATCTGGGGTCAACAAGCACAGGCAGCAGCGCAACCGAGTGGGTTTGGGCAGATATTAGGAACAGTCGGAGGCGCGTTCGCTGGTGGCTACGGCGAAGGTTTAGGTTCAAGTTTCTTTAAAAAGAATAACCCATCAGGAGAATAATAAATTATGGCTGATTTTTGGGGAGGAGTAGGAAAAGGGTTCGCCCACGGATTTGAAAAGTCTTGGGATTCGGCTGCTAGGCGGCGTGAACGCAAGGATGAGCGTGATGATCGGTTAACCGACCTTAAAGAAGCCGCTATTAATGCAGCCATTGCGGATTACATCAAGGCGGGGGGAACAAGAACTGGGGCCATTGCTAGTCGTGACCTGGAGGTGCTTCAGACAGAAACCGCAGAACTAGTAAAAGCCCAAAAAGATGCGGTACTGAAACGAGCAGACGATGAAAAAATAAGAAAAGCGATGTCTACCCTTGCTAAAGCTCACCCAGATGCGCAGAAAGAGGCTTATCAGTCAGTGGAGGGAATCCCGATTGAGGGAACTAATTATCTGGATGATGCCAGAACCTTATCCCCCACTACAGCAGAACTTAAAAAGACACCCCTCGATGCGTTAGAGAGGGCTGCATCAAGGTCAGAAGCCCAGCAAGCTTTAGCCAATAAACTTGCCGAGGAACAGAGAGACGAGGAACGGGCTAGAGCGGCAGAGGTCAGAAAACGCGCTCACGACTTGAAAATGAAGGG